GGGAATGTTTCAAGTATTGCTGGAAATGCGACAGGAGATTTCACTGTTAATTTCACACAACCAATCCCAAATAATTTTTCTGCAGGATACGCCAATTACGATCAAAATAGTGGTGGCAATAGAGGGGGCGGTACAATGATGCTTTATAATAATGCTGAGACTGATTCTGGTGTAAATGCACGATTTAAAGCATTTTATCAGGCTCATGATACATCAGGTGGATACGTATCTAATTCTCAAATAGTTTCCATAATATTTGTGGCGTAAAATGAAAGTAATAATATATCAACAAGAAAGTGGTTTTATTGCAGTTATGACTCCAACTGGTGTTATGTCTGATGAGGAAACCGCAAAAAAAGACGTTCCTACTGGTGTTAAATATAAAATTATAGATCACACAGATTTACCAAAAGAACTTGATTTTAGGAATGCTTGGGAATACGACTTTGATAAGAATGGACATGATGGAGTAGGTGCATGATTACGATCAACCTAGATAAAGCCAAAGACATCACTAAGGAAAGACTTAGGCAGGAACGGAAACCTTTACTAGAAGCAGAAGACATTAAGTTTATGCAAGCACAGGAATCTGGTGCAGACACAAAAGCAATCGTAGCAGAAAAGGTAAGACTACGAGATATAACTAAAAGTGTAGATTCCTGTAAAACTACTGATGAACTAAAAGCACTAAAGTGTGAAGGAGGAAAATGAGTAGGGCAAGGGATATTGCAGATTTTAATCCGTCACTATTTGCAACCGATGAAATAAGTGGAGACAAGGTTTCTGGTGGAACCATTGGTGCTGGCACGTTTGACGGAACGATTGGAGCTTCCGCTGTTGGTGATGGGATAATTACTTGTGCTGAGTCACTCACACTTAATGCTACCACAGCAGAATTTAATACAAGTACTATTACTCTTTCTGGTTTTACCAAAAGGACAGACTATGGGAATGTAGCATCAATTACTGAAAGTAGTGGAAATTTTACTACATCTAGCACAGGAATTTTTTTTATATCACTCCGATTTAATATAACATGTGCTAACACAGATCCTGATTATATTGAAATTGATGCAAAGCAAGTGGTTGATGGTACTGAGACTCTCATATCTAGGGGAGTAACGAGTGTTAGGGGAAGTTCTTCACAAGTATGGAAAACAGTTAGTATGCAGTTTTTGTATGATTGGCAAAATACAAGTCATACTCTTATATTTAAAGCTCAAGCTGAGTCTAACACAAGAATTATGGGAGATACAAACGGAGTCCAATCAATAATAAATTTTTTAAGAATAGGAAACACATAATGACTAGACAGGGTAGGTTTGATAGCATTGAGGATGTTTTAACATATAACTCAAAATTTCATGGTCGTGGAAATTGGTTTAAGTTTGATGGTGATTTTACTTACCAAAACTTAAGCATTACAAATGATGACTTTGAAAAGCCAACACAAGAATTTTTAGAGGCTGAGTTAAAAAAACAACAGGATGAGTTTGATGCTCAAGCCTACGCTAGGTTAAGGGCTGAATCGTATGACCCAATCCCTGAACAGCTTGACCAGATTTACCACGATATTGATGGGTGGAAAGCTAAGATTAAGGCAGTAAAGGATAAGTATCCAAAACCATGAGCGGACACCATCCTCCTGTTGAAACAATTATGGAAATAGATCAAGTAATGCTTTTGGTAGAAAGAATAGGACTGCCAGCAGTAATTATTGGATTCTGTTTCTACTACATAATGAAGACACAGCAGGCTCACAGGGATGAAATAGTAAGGTGGGAAAATAAGGATTCGGAAGGTGATTCTAGGCTTATAGATGTAATTAAAGAACAGAATGCCAGAAATGAACACTTTGCTGAAGCTATTAGCAATTTAACTATCTCAAATAAAGATGTAACTAAGTCAAATGAACGATTAGCAGATGAGATTAAAGGAATGGCATCAGCTTTAATAAGGAAGTAAATGGCTAAAGAAACGACCACGACAGTAGTAGAGAAACCCGATCCCCCAAAACCAATTAAACCCTCAATGACAGTTAATGAGAGGATTCAAGTTGTTCGTTTTTGGATTCGGGCAATCATTGCACTTTGTAATATTAGCGTGCTAGCAGGGATTATATTCTACTTACTTACTCTTCAAGATTCTGTTCCTGAAACTACTGAGCGTATTTTGTTAATAATCGTCGGCCCCTTGATCCTGACGGCCGGAGCCGTGTCCAAATACTTTTTTGAGAGTGGTAACGATTTAGAAGACCACGCAACTGATGGTGGAGATTCACCAAAACCTAAAGCCAAAGAAGCTGTATGAACATATTGCTTGGAATATTAAAAACGCTGGTCGTTGACAAAGCGACAAACATGGTAGCTGAACACGTTGAAAAAGCCGTTGAAGATTTAGGCGAACAAGCCAAGGCTGAGATTGACAAAGCCGTAAATGATGACGCAACCCACGCATTTAACGACCTGAAGAGCTTCTTAAAAGGATGATTTATAGAATCTTAACATCATTAGGTAACGAGAAATTCCTTATAGGTCTTGCGCTTGATGTGCTTCAGTACCTTGCTGACCAAACCACTAACAAGCTTGATGATAAGCTGGTGGCGATGGTTAGGAAGCGTTTGCAAGAAGAAACAGAAGACCGAAAGTAAACTTACCCGCAGAGAGTTTTTAACCCAACCCTTGCTTTACGGAATTTTTATGGGCAACTATCTGACGCCGCATTTCACGGTTGACGAGATGAAATGCAAAGGCACAGGAATATGTACCATGGACGAAGTGTTTATGGAGCTTCTTGAGCAGATACGTCAGGAATATGGCAAACCGATGATTGTCACGTCGGGATACCGTGCGCCTGAATACAACGCTAAGGTCGCTAAATCAGGTTCTAAAGGGCCGCATACCTTCGGACAAGCGGCTGATTTGCACCTTATCGGCGCAGATGCAAACGCCGTTATCAAAATTGCACTTGAATTAGGGATGACAGGCATTGGAATCAAGCAAAAAGGCCCGCATAAAGGGCGATTTGTCCACCTCGACAACCTCCCCAACGGAGATCACCCCCGCCCATGGATCTGGTCGTACTAGCGGCTTGCTTTACGACAGATTCGATTTCACCGACTTAGAAGAAGATCCGCAATACGGGAATTGGCCGACTCTTCGGTACGATGACCCGAAACAGAAAAAGGGGCCTGCGAATTAATTCGCATAGGTAGGAAACCTTGGGGCCCCTCATTGTGCGGATGCAAAATGATTATATTACCCATAGATGATGCAGAGACGCTTCGTAAAGTAACAGAAGCGGCACATGCAGACGGGGACGTGCTTATGTGGCCGTCTCATTATGCGATTAAAGACGGTGAGATTGTGGGAGCGTTTGCTCTGGAAACTCCTACCGCAAACTGGTGGCTTCACCGTGAAAAAACAAAAGGTAGAGATACCTTGCAAATGTGGAACACCATGGATGCGCTGTATGCGGATCGCGGACGCAAGGCGTACATCATGCCTACCGTTAAAACCACTCCATATTGGCCTTATTTAGAAAAAGCGGGGTTTGTCAAACTCCCAGAAGAAGTTCATTTCTTTCTCAGAACCTTAGATGACCACACCTCTGACGATTCCTGAGCAAACCGACACGTCAACTCTCAAGAATCTTTCCATACCCGTAGGTAAACTGAACCCTGCCCGTGCCGTAACGTCCGTTCTCGGTAATCCTGAAGCGCCTATGGCGGCAAATGCGCCGACTTTAGATCAGTATGAGCGGGATATACACGGCAATGTGATGGTCACGGACCCGATTGAGAAGAGTAACAACTTCAAAAGCTGGTTCAGAAACTCCAAAGTCCGTAATCAGGACGGCAACCCTGTCCCCATGTTCCACGGTGCGCCTAAGTTTGTCGGTAACCAGCTCGATCCCAATCGCAAAGGCAAACGCGATGACGGGTATTTAGGGCGTGGATTCTACTTCACGAACTCAAACCGTATGGCGAGTGAGTATGCAGATACCCCAATCTTTGACATCTATGGGGAGCCTGTTCAGGAAGCAGAGGCCCCTGAAGTCATGGAAGTGTTTCTGTCAGTACAGAACCCCGTGGTCTTGGAAGCAGAAGGCGGGCTTGATAACCGTACTTGGAATATCCTTAAAAAGCACATCAGCAAGACCTTTGCACAGCATCCTGAAGACCGTTGGAAGGAAATCATTAAGTCAGGAGACATTGAGCCGAATCTGAGGTTTGATGCACTTACCGAATTTGAGATTTGGTACAACTACGGGATTGCAGAAATGGCTGAAGATGCAGGATTTGATGCGATCATGCTTGATGATATGCGTGAAGTGAACATATTTAAGCCGACACAAGCCAAATCCGTCAGAAATCGTGGGTGGTTTAACCCGGACAATCCTGATCTGATGTCACAAACCAAGAAAAAGAAGAAAACAAAGGCCGCATGAGTCAACCCATTCACAAGCTGTTTGACCTTCTCACCGTGGAGC